TATCCCATATTCTCTACATACTTCTTATGTAGGAGTTTTTTCTCTAATCCTTCACCACTTTTACTATCTCTAGTTGATGCCATACCATCTATTGATGTTGCTGCGAACACATCCATAACACCCGTAAATGTATCAATCTTTGCAGGAAATGTCATTCCGTCAGGACCAAATCTATTCTTTACAATGTGAATACGACCTGTGTTTGATAACTTATCCTTTGTTTTCCTACTTACTGACATTATAAAGTCTGCAGTTTGGACTTTCTTATATGAATCACCCACACTATCAGCTTGAATAACTTCGTGGTCTATTGCGGCTCTATTTGTTTGTGTGGCAGTCCATACTGGAATTTTATGTTCACCACTCAAACCTCTTAACTCTTCATAGATACCACCTAATTCGGCGTAGAGACCATCTCTATTACCATTACCACTCTTCAATAAATCGGCGTAATCAATTATAATAAGTTTTGGATTGAATCCCGTTTGTCTTACTTTTTCAATATGTGCAGCTATTGTTTTTGCGGATGCAAATTGTGGTGGATAGTATTTAATACGAACTCTACCTGGAACTTGTTTAATTTTACGGATAATTTCATCCTTTCTTAATTTTTGGTCCGTAGTTGCAATATTGGTAAGAATGGTTGTATATCTTTGACCTACATAACTTTCTGATAATTCCAAAGTATAATGTAATACATCTATACCTCTTTGTAATGCAGAACATGCAATTTTAGATAAGAACCAACTTTTACCGATACCAGATGGAGCCATAACAACCCCTAATTCACCGGGACCCAAACCACCATCCATTAGTTCATCAATAACATCCCATCCTGTTGGTGTGGAATCTCTTTTAACATCTTCTAAAATGGATTCAAAGTTCTCAATATAATCCAAACCTAAATCCGACTCAACACCCACTTTGGATGCCTTCATCATCGTATCTATAATTTGGTCATATTGTCCGTTCTTTAATAGGTCTACCGATTTGAATAGAGCCTCTTTAACTTTTTGATTCTTTGCAAATGTAAGGTATTCTTTCTTTACATATGGTATATCATCTGCACCAATCTGTAAATAAACATTCTTTAATTGTTCAACTACCGTTTGTTTTAATCCTTTATCTTCAATGTCACCAACTTTAATTTTAAACACTTCCATTGTCGGAACTGCTCTATATTCATCAAAGTATGATTGAACCTCTTTTACAATCCATTGATTTGCTTGAGACTCAAAGAATAAAGGTTTAGTAATTTCACTTACCTGTTCTAAAAACTTTACATCCGTTATAAGAGAAGCAACAACTTTGGATTGATACGATTGGCCATATTTGACTAGTGTATCTACTGCTTCCATTATTCTTTAACTTTTTCTTTTCTTAATTGCTTTTTTGATTTAATCGGTTCTGCTACATCCGTAGATTCTACATTTTCCGATTGGCTTTTTGGTTTTCTTGTAGCCATTTTCCATTCTGCTTTTGCAACATATTCCCATGTACTACCTGCCATTTGATAAGCCTGCTTATCATCAACTCTGATGATGTTTCCTGTTTGTTTGTTTTTAAGACACTTCATTGTTTACCTCCGTGTTTTTTAATTATCTGATAACCATTAATACTTCTGATTCTCTCATCAAAAGATATTTTTTATTTGCAATTTTAATTTCTTGTCCCTGATGATATGGTGGAAGAATTACTTCATCACCCACTTTCAAACTCATTGGAATTGCTACTCCCGATTGTGTGAATAATCCATCACCAACTGCTTCTACTTTTGCTCTTTTTACATCTTCGGATTTTGCACTATCTGGGATAATGATTCCACCGGCGGTTGTTGATTCTTCTTTTGGGTCTAATTCTGTTAGTAGGACTCTATCTCCTAATGGTTTTGCTAATTTGTCTGCCATAACTTTTTGTTTTTTAAAATTTTGCTATATGTGAAAATGTTGATTGTAGCCAATCCAATACATTTGGGAAACCTTCTAATACTCTATTTTTTAAACCATACTTTAAGAAAGTTTGTTTGTCAAATTTTGTAGTAGGTTCATTGTATCTGTCCATAATTTTCATACGGAGATTACCACTAAATGTTGGTTCTGCTAACTGCATTAATTTACGATTTCTTTCGCAAATTTCCAAATTATCTAAAAATAATTCATGTGCTTTTGATTTTTTAGGTAATGTGTTTACATAATTTACCATATCGGTAGTATCGACTAATTGATGTTCCGATAACATTGGAAATGCTTTAGTAATTGATTTAATACCCAATCCGCTTATACCTTCTACATTATCGGATTTGTCTCCGTCAATCATTCTAAAATTGATAAAATTGTGTGGATGGATACCAAATTCCTCTACTACCTCTGGAATATTGTAAACTTTCTTTTTAGATGGTGAATATACACTTACATCTTTGTTTACCAACTGAAGGAAATCCTTATCTGTACTCATTATTACAACCTTTTCGTTTTCTTGTCGTAAGGTAGTAGCAATATAAGCCATAACATCATCCGCCTCTACACCATCATAAATCATAATAGTAACAGGAAGGGATGAAAGTAATTCACCTAATCCGGACATTTGTCGCTTCATAGATGCACTTTCTTCTTCAGGATTCATTTCAACGGATGTGGCACGATTCAATCTCATTTTGATTTTATTCTTACCTCTTTCCGATTTATATCCTCCGTATATTTCTTTTCTGCTATTTGAACCACCCTTACCGTCAAATACAACGATAACTCTTGTTGGGTTAATTGTACGGATAGCGAAGCCGATACTTTTTAAAGTACCGACTATGCCTCCAATATGGTCACCGTTATCATTAAGATTCGGTGCTGTTGACCAAGAACGAATGAAGGTATTAAGACCATCAATAACTAAGGTTTTTGAATTTCTTTGCAAATCTCCAAAACCTTTATGTTCTTCATCTATTTCTTTTAGTATATTTAAATACTTTTTGTTAATCTGACTCATTTGCTTCGTCCGTTGTTACTTCAACTTCATCCGAATTGGAATTGTTCTTATATAATAATATTGTTGTCTCACAAATCCTACGATAGATTTGGTCTTTTAGTTCTTCATTCTCTAACATCTTAGGAAAATCTTTAGATTGAAATTTCATAACTTCACCACTATCTGTATCAATGTATTCATACCATGCTCCGGCTTGCTTTACAATTTTACCATCCTTCATAACCGCTAACCATCCACCATAGTTATCAATACCTCTATCAAAGAAAATATCAAAGTCTGCATGTCTCAATGGTGGGCCCATTCTATTTTTAATAACCTGACAACGAACTTTTATACCTACAATCTTATCACCTTGTTTCAATTGTCCCATATTCTTCAATCTCAATCTAACTGAACTATGGAATGCTAATGCCTTACCACCCGATGTTGTCCACGGGTCACCAAACATTGCGTTCATCTTTTGTCTTAATTGATTTGTGAATACTAAAGCGATGGATTGTCTACCAATCATATTGGTAATCTTTCTCATTGCTTTTGAAATGATAATAGCTTTGTCGGTTGCGTAACCATCTTTGTCGTAATCAGCTTCCATCTCTTTCTTTGAAGATGCTGCTGCTACTGAATCGACTACGATTGTAACTAATCTATCTTTGTCTCCTGTTCTAACCTTTTCAATGATTGTTTCACATGCTTCGAAGATACCTTCAACGGTGTCAACTGAAACATATAATAACTTTGAAATATCTACTCCGATTGCTTCTAAGTATTCTCTACTTACGGCCGTTTCGGTATCAATCAATACGGCTACTCCACCTTTGCGTTGTGTTTCTGCAAGAATATGAGCAGAGAGCAGAGATTTTCCACTCTGCTCTAAACCCGTAATCTCACATATACGTCCAACAGGGAAGCCGCCATAAGGTCTATTAGAGATTGCAACATCTAACATAGCATTGCCAGTTGAAATCCAATCTTTAACATTGGTAGGAGCATCACCACCTTCATCAGTTAGAAAGTAGGCGATTTTACCATCCTTATTTTGTTTGTTTAATGAATCAGCAAGAATACTTGCTAAATCCTCTTCTCTTTTGGCCATTGTAACCTAATTATTAGTTGTTAAATAAATCATCAAACGCTGATGCTACATCATCTGCTTTTTTAGCAGGTGCTTCCTTTTCCCAAGGCAAATCATTGAATTCTTGTGTACCACCCATATCAACTGAAACCGATGATTGCTTTTGCGCAACTGGTTGTGTTTTTGGTTTTGGTGCTTCTAATTCTTCAACGATTTCATCTTCTACTGCAGAACCTGGATTTAACCAATTTTCTAATACAGATTTTAATTCAGCGTATGATAACTCCTGATATAATTCTGTAATATTTTTTTGGTTTTCTAACAATGATTGAACCATCGCAGGGTCATCAGAAAGTTTGGTTTGAGTTGGTTTTATTCTGATTGCAGTTGTTGGATATGCTGCATTAGATTCTTCTGCCGAAGTTACATCCAATACGATATCTCTACCTGTTAGAGGGTCTGTAATATCTCCGTAATCAGGATCAGCAATATATCCTAAGATATCTTGGTAAACTGTCTTTCCAAATCCCCAAAATTTAACACCTTCGTTTTCTTTACCTCTTACGATAACTGGTACGAAAGTTCGTAACTTTGGTTCCATTTTCTTACCTGCTTTCCAATCATCAGTATCACCTGTACGTTTAAGTTTTTCTGCAAACTCAACGATAGGGTCAGGTCTACCAAATGACATTGGACTCAAATAAGTCTTGTTGTTAATGTTGTAGTGAAAGTAAAGTTCAATGAAAGGAATGTCTTTGTTGAACTTGTAAGGAACGATTCTCACTTGAGATTTTCCGTTTGCTGGCTTCCAAATTGAGTCAGACTTTTTTGTGTTGTTTTGTAGAGAGTTAAATCTCGACAGGGCCAATTTAATGTCCATTTTGTTTTGTTTTTAAGGTTTAAAATTTGTTTTTAAAGTTGAGGTTTATATCGCGATAATCCTATATCTAAATATAACTTTTTCAGCTTTTATTACTATAAATATACAACTATTTTTCCACTTTTCCAAATTTATTTTGCCCATTTTCCCCTTTGTACTAATTGGGCAATTATACCATAAACTGATAGGTCTTGGTAGGTATCCTGTATAGGTTCTCCTACTTCATCTGGCTGTCCTAAAACCACCAATTGCTTCAATCTTTGTACCTTATCATTTATTCTAAACCAAAGGCCGGTTAAGGATAATTTTACATCTTCTTTAGTTTGTAGGGATGTTCCAACCGATATATTTGATGGACCATAATTTCTTTGTTTTTTACAGAATGTTTCATACATTTCCGTTTGAACTTTTTTAAATTCATCCATCATTTCAGGATATACTCTTTCACAAAATTCTATTGCTGTTTCTTCTTTCATATAACCTATTTTTATTTATTTCCAAAATTGATACCACTTTTTTTTCTTAACATCTGGTTTTGCAAATGGTTGTGTGTTATCCCAAAT